GAATAGCCCACAGAATATTTTTTTGAATGGCCTTAATACCAAGTATAGGGCTTATGTGGGTGGCTTTGGCTCAGGGAAAACATTCATTGGTTGCTTAGACTTGCTGATATTCTTCTCAAGGCATCCCAAAACACGCCAAGGTTACTTTGGCCCATCCTACCCTGCTATTCGTGACATCTTCTACCCTACCTTCGAAGAAGCCGCCGAAATGATGGGTTTCACTTGCAAGATAATGGTTTCTGATAAGGAAGTGCATTTATACCGTGGTAAAGCTTATTACGGCACTGTAATTTGTCGGTCAATGGACAACCCGAATTCAATTGTAGGTTTCAAGATTGCTCGCGCATTGGTTGATGAGATTGACGTACTAGACCAAAAGAAAGCGCAGAATTCATGGAATAAGATTATCGCCCGAATGCGTTTAAAGATTGACGGCGTAGTGAATGGAATCGGAGTAACAACAACGCCAGAAGGATTTAAGTTTGTCTACGATCAGTTCGCACTAAATCCAACTGATAGTTACTCAATGGTTCAGGCTTCAACGTATGAGAATGCAGAGTTTTTGCCTCCTGACTATATTGATTCGCTCATTGAGACCTATCCAAGCCAGTTAATTAGCGCCTATCTAGACGGTGATTTTGTAAATCTTACTTCGGGCACCGTTTACCGATCATATAACAGGTCTAAGCATCGCAGCACTGAAACAGCAAAAGACGGCGAACCTTTATTTATTGGCATGGACTTTAACATTGATAAGATGGCCGCGACCGTATACGTTTTACGCGACAAGGCTTTTCATGCTGTTGATCAAATAGCTAATGGTTACAACACGCCTTCAGTAGCTCAAATCATTAAAGATCGATACCAAGGTCATAAAATAATAATCTACCCTGACAGCTCAGGAAAGAACCGTACACGAATGGGTGGCGCTAGTGAGTCAGACATAGCGATACTATCTGGCGAATTCGGTTTTGAGTGCCGATACAACGCGACCAACCCAGCGGTAAAGGATCGAATAGCGGCAACTAACGCAGCATTTGAGCAGGGTAAGCTGTTTGTAAATGATGCTAAATGTCCTGATGTGGCATCCTGCTTTGAACAACAAGTCTATGACGACAACGGCGAACCAGACAAGAAGGGCGGTAAGGATCACCAGAATGACGCCTCAACGTATCCAATAGCCTACGAATTGCCTATAATTAAACCTATTTCAAACATTAACGTAACATTTGCACACTAGGACTAGTTATGCCAGTTAATATATCGAACAGTCAATACGGCGAACATTTAGAGATCTGGCAAACAGTTAGAGACTGCATTGCTGGTCAAAAGAAGATTAAGAGCAAGGGCACGAAATACCTGCCGATGCCTAGCAAATCAGGCGATAAGAAAGCTGACGACGATAGATACCAAGATTACAAGTTACGAGCATTATTCTATAACGTAACTCAACGCACCCTAGCAAGCCTAACGGGTGCCGGTATGCGTAAGAGCCCTGAAGTTGATCTTCCGGACTCAATGCAATATTTGATTGATGACGCTGATAATTCAGGTAACTCCTTGAATCAATTGGCTAATTCCGTATTGCATAACGTCGCGGGCATTGGTCGACATGGCTTACTGGTTGATTATCCAAGCTCAGAAGGCGACCTGTCAGTTGAGGATGTTGAGCGCTTAGGATTACGGCCTGCCATTAAAGAATACTTAACTGAGACTATTATTAACTGGCGAACAGATGCCGGCAAATTAGTGCTGGTTGTACTGAAAGAAGCTGAAGAGGTTGATGTTGATAAGTTCACCACTACAAGCAAGGTTCGGTATCGAGTCCTAGAGCTTGTCGATGGGGTTTATGAACAGTCTATTTATGACGAAGGCGGAACGCTTATTGAGTCTCAACAGCCAAAAGACCATGACGGCGCAACATGGGACGTTATACCCTTCGTATTTGCTGGCTCAATGAATAACAGTTCTGATGTTGATGCGGCTCCGATGTATGATTTGGCAGTGGTTAACATTTCGCATTACATGGATTCAGCAGATTACCAAGAGGGCGTATTTCTTCACGGCCAGCCAATGCTACATGTAGACATAGGTACGACACCGGCAAATCAATGGAAAGAATGGAATGGCAAAGGGATTCACGTCGGAGCTCGTAGGGCTGTTATAACCCAAGGCAGTGGATCAGCAACACTATTGCAAGCAGAGGCTAACAGCGCGGCTTATGAGGCTATGGCGCACAAAGAAAAGCTAATGGTCAAGATCGGCGGCCGATTAGTTGAAGAGGGTGGCGCTAACGAAACAGCTCAGGCCGTACTAGCTGACGCAGCAACCGAACATTCAGTATTAAGCCTCGCAGTACAGAACGTAGGCGAAGCGATTGAACAGTGTCTTGTTTGGTGCGCCATGTTTGATGGATCAAATGAAGATCAAGTAGCGTTCATCATGAATGATGACTTCTTTGATATCGAGCCAAACCCGCAAATGATTGCCGCTCTAATGGGCTTAGAAGACCGAGGCCACTTAGCACAAAAAGACATTCGCTCATATATGCGCAAGTCTGGCTTGCTTGAGAATGATCGCACTGATGACGAGATCGACAGCGAAGTAAGCGAAGATGCAGGCATAAACATCGAATGAGCACAAATAACCTCATCATAGAAGGCTTAACGCGCCATCAAATAATGATCCAACGCTTAGGCTCAGGCAACTATAAGAAGCTTGAGCCAATCCTTGAGCGTATGGCTAGAGACGTTAACCGGCGCATTCTGGATAGTCCTACCGACTTTCAATTAGTTAGGCTTCAGTCTTTATTGACAGAAATCAATCTAATCATGGATGAAGCTGGCGCGGCTTATGATGATGAATTGTTTTCACTGATTGAGGAATTCTCGGAATATGAGGCAGAGTTCACACAAAAGATTGTATCGCCATTAATCAAGATACCAACGATATTGCCACCTGTTGAGCAAATCACCGCGGCTTTAACCGTAACGCCTGCACAACTGGTATCTGGCAAGCGCGTTCAAAGTCTAACGATCAAGCAAATGGTTAGGCAGTTTACCCAGGGCAAGCAGCGGGAAGTTGATTCACTTATTAGGGCTGGATTTATTGAAGGCAAGACAAGCCAACAAATAGCCCGTGATGTGCAATCGCTGCTAGGAATTAAAGCGCCAAGACAGGCCGCTACACTGGTTAGAACAGCAACCAATCACGCTGGGTCGGTCGCACGTAAAGAGTTCTACAGGGCTAATAGTGACGTTATAGGTCATGAGGAGTGGGTAAGCACCTTAGACGGTAGAACAACCTTTGTCTGTATGAGTCGTGACGGGGAACGATACGAAATAGATCAAGGCCCGTGGCCTCCAGCACATTACGGGTGCAGGTCGTTACGTGTTCCAGTGATTAAACCGGAGTTCTCAATATTCGGTAATGGTAAAGGTAAGCGGGCAAGTAAAGACGGACCGGTTAGCGCTCAATTGACTTACTCAGGATTCCTAAAGCAGCAGTCGAAAGAGTTTCAAGAGGATGTGTTGGGCGTTGAGAGATCTAAGCTGTTCAGGTCTGGTAAAGTAACATTAGACGGCTTTGTTGACGATATGGGGCGCACACTCACACTTGATGAGCTGCGCCAGAGGGAAGGGATTACGATTTAGATTGAGGAATTCGCCGAACGGTAAATGAAAAATCAATATCTGAATCACCAAGAAGATTTGGGCGATGCTCAACGTACCAGCTGCTGGGCAGTTCATCTATTCTGTGTGATAACTCTTGAAGTAGATCAGTAATGGGCATTAACCCCTTGTTACTTTCACTGACAACCTCTATCACCGATCCATTATTTAGATGCCAAATAAAACTATCGCTTAACTGTTGGTAATTTTGATAAATGTCATTATTTCTAAGTAGTGCTGCGAACTCCTCGCTAGTAACATCAAAGGAATTAGGTACTGCGCCTACTTTCGCAACTTCCACATAATAACGATCCATTGCTTTTTCTGCTATTTGCTGGTAGTTGCTCATTTTACGCCCCATTTGATTTTTATTTCGTCTTTAAGTTTGCGAAAGATTACCATTTGATCATTTACAGCCTTCAGCGTGTTAGTCGCTGCCGCAGCCATTGCTGCTGCTTTTTCTATAGCATTCCCTTGAACGCTTTGAATCCTGTAAGTCTGAGCAATGCCGACCGCAGATATAGATGCCGTTTGAGCAGATGACATTAACCTAAGTGCTGCAATTTCAGTCTTGTATTGCCTAGAGAGCGGCGTGTTAATCCACTTTCTTTTGCCGTAACGCTTATTGGTTGCTTTCATTTCACTACCCTTATTTTAATTCCTAGAACTGTATTAAATTCTCCTTTATCGGCGCCAGCAATCATATTGAACTGATTGAAGGACTTTAGCGCATCATAATCTAGTTTTGTTATTAGAAGCTCTTTAGGTTTACTCCCTGTCATTAATTCAACAAAAAACACCTCCTCTCTAAGCTTTATTAATACTGATCTTGCGTACTTATCTATAATGTCGCCGCTCATTTTAACCACCCATTCTCATCAGCCCATGCGATTAATTCTCTACGGTAGAATAACCGATTGTTAGCGCCTGACTTCTTGCCAATAAATACCGGCTGAAGGTCAGATTTTGCTATGTTTCGTGTAAGCCATGAATAATCAACAGTGCATAGCTCTGCCAAGTCATGGATTGAAATTACCGGTTTGCGTGGTTTGCGCTTATGCCTGGGTACCGCTCTTAAAAACATACTCACTCCTTTTCTTATTGAGTTGACTGAATGTTATCTATAATTCATGGCTGCATCCAATTGACTTTAACTATTGGCTTTTATTTGACCGATAGTTTGCTTCTATCCTTGACATTGGTATAATCTATCAGTATCAGCGGGGCTGATTAAATTTAACTATGAACGGGGTTCATACAAATGGCGTTACAATTTGAAGTTGATTCAATTGACGATTTAGACGAAGGCGTAAAAGGTCTATATCAAGAGCACCAAGGCAAGTATCGTTTAGCGGTTGAAGGCATTGACCCTGCTGACGAGGTTAAAGAGGCGCTAAGAAAAGAGCGTGAAGAACGAGCGGCAGCAAAGTCTAAGTTGGCTGAGTACGAGCAACAACAGCAAGAAGCCGAACGCAAGCGGATGGAAGAAAAGCAGGAATTCGAAGGGCTTTATAAATCCGAGCAAGAAAGCAAGACTAAGTTGGCAAAAGAGCTGGATGAATTAAAGACCAGTATTGCCAATGAGAAACGAACAAATGAAGCTTTGAAGGTGGCTTCAGGTCTTACTAAAGACGAGACACGTTCAGAGCTGTTACAGAAAGAGGCGAGTCAGTTCATACACTACACGCCCGAAGGATTAAAAATTAATGGCCCAGACGGTGAAGCGTGGGATGCGCAAAAGCTATCTGACCATTTGAAAACTAAATACCCATTCCTCGTGGATGGTTCACAGGCTAACGGTGGCGGGGCCACTGGGAGTAATAGCGGCGGGGCTGCTAAGAATC